ACGAAGACCCAAGCTGGGAAGACGATTATAATCCAAGAAGACAAAAGAGGGTTGGATACTGGCGCACTTAAGTGTATAATAGGCTCAATGATATTCTTCCAAGTAATTAACAAGGAACAAAAGTAAATGGCAACTGAACGTAATCCATACGACCTATCAGACAAATCAAAAGAATCAGGCATTGATATGAACATCGAAGACATTACGTCTGCCGATGCCGTTATCTCTGTTGACCCTGACACGGGAGAGATTGAAGTAGACTTTGATGGGGTAGCTGGTGAAGTGGAAATCGAACTTACCCTTGGTGACAACGAAGGCTTCTACGAAAACCTTGTTGACTTAATTGACGAAGACGGGTTAGCTGAGATTGGTAACACAGTTATTGACAAGTTCCATGCTGACAAAGACTCTCGTACTGAATGGGAATCAATGTTCGAGCGTGGCTTCGACCTCCTTGGTCTTAAGCTAGAAGATACAACGGAACCGTTTGAAGGTGCAGCCACTGCAGTACACCCACTGTTGATTGAGTCTGCTGTCAAGTTCCAAGCCAAAGCATCAGCAGAGTTGTTCCCAGCAGGAGGCCCAGTAAAGGCTCAGGTGCTAGGTGACGCAACCTTAGAAAAACAACAACAAGCAAACCGTGTTCAGAACTTTATGAACTATCAGGTCACAACACAGATGCCTGAGTACTTCGATGAGTTTGAACGTATGTTGTTCCACCTCCCGCTTATCGGTTCGTCTATTAAAAAGATTTATTATGATGCAAGTCTTGACCGCCCTGTTAGCGAGTTTGTGCCTATTGACCAGTTTTATGTTTCTTACTATGCGACTGACCTTCGTAGAGCAGACCGTTACACTCATGTTATATATCGCAGTCCTGTGGATTTGGCTAGGCAAATAGAAGCAGGTATGTATGCAGATGTAGAATTACCTACAGCTGGCATCCCTACTTTGTCTGGTATGGCAGAAAAGATGGACAGCGTTCTTGGTTTGTCCCCTGCTTCTGACAATGACCCACAGTATGTACTGTTGGAACAACACTGTTATCTTGAGCTTGAAGAAGACACAATGCACGAAGGCAAGTCAGCCTGTCCTTACATCGTAACTGTGGAAGAAACCACAGGCCAAGTATTGTCTATTCGACGCAACTGGGAAGAAGGAGACGATAAGTATGTCAAGAAGATGCACTTCACGCACTACAGATATGTTCCTGGTTTTGGTTTTTACGGCTTGGGTCTTATTCACTTCCTTGGTAATCTTACTATGTCTGCTACTGCTGCAATGCGTAGCCTACTTGATGCTGGCCAGTTCGCTAACTTACCAGGGGGTTTCAAAGCTAAGGGCGTCCGTATGGTCGGAGATAATGACCCTATTGCGCCAGGGGAATTTAAGGAAGTAGAAGCAACAGGCATGGACTTGTCTAAGTCTATTATCCCGCTGCCATTCAAAGAGCCATCAGGTACTTTGTTTGAAATGTTACGTTATGTTTCACAAGCAGGCCAGAAGTTTGCTGACAGTACTGAGCAAGTAATTTCGGATAGCGGAGGCTATGGACCTGTGGGTACAACCATGGCATTGCTTGAAGCTTCTAGTAAGTTCTTTTCTGCAATCCATAAGCGCTTACATAAAGCACAAGGTGACGAGTTTAAGGTACTAGCACGTATTGACTACGAGTACCTGCCGCCTGAATATCCTTATGACCTTCCTGGAATTTCTGAAAAGATTCTCAAGAAAGACTTTGATGGGCGTATAGATATTGTACCAGTGTCTGACCCTAACATTCCTTCGAATGCTCAGCGCATGATGCTTATCCAAATGGTACAGAACATTGCTCAACAATCAGAGCCAGGTATGTTTGACATGGAAGCTATTAACAGAATGCTTTTAACAACAGCCAATGTTCCTGACATTGATAGACTAATGCCTGTTAAAGAAGAAGCACAGCCTAACGACCCGATGACTGATATTCTTGAGGCGGGTGAAGGCAAGCCAATCAAAGCATTTGAAGGGCAAAATCACCAGGGGCATATTGGCGTTAAGACTGCTTTCATGCAAGACCCTATGAATCAAAAGAATCCAGTATTTAAAAAACTAGCCGCTGCTTTGTCTGCAAACATTTCTGAACATATGTTGTTACAGTACAAAGAGCAGATGATGGGTCTGTACAATCAAGCAATGCAAAACCCAGAGGCTCAAGCCGCTGTTGCATTTGACCCGACATCTATTGACATGATTCAAGCACAGGCTGCACAGCAAATCTTACAGGCTAACGCACAAGCTGCCAGAGGTCCAATGACTCCTGAGCAACAGATGCTGCAGATTGAGGCACAGAAACTTCAGATTGAACAAGGCAAGACTGCTGTTCAAGCTAATAAGGCTCAGGTAGATGCTGCACTTAAACAGCGTGACCTTGACCTGAAAGAACAGAAGATTGTTCTTGATGCTCAGAAGGCAGGCGTAGAGAATCAGATGTCTGCTTACCAGAAGGAAGAAGATAGAAACTCCAAACGTGCTTTGAAAGCAATGGACGTTCTTGCCAACCTTATTAAGGCTCAAGAGTCAAACGACCTTGAAGAGGCTAGAATTTCTACAGACCTTCTTCAGAAAGTTATTAAGGAACAGGGCATCGAGTAGTGCTATACGACGAACTAATTAAAGAACTTCAAAAAGAAATTGAAGGATTGAAAAATTCGCTTGCATATGGGACAGCTTCAGACTATCCTATGTATAAGGAGGTGGTAGGTAATATTGCAGGGATTGAGAAATCAATTGGTATTATTAAAGACTATCTAACTAAATACATAGAAGAGGACTAGATTAATGCAAGCAGCATCTAATGCTATTAAAAACGACGAGTGGATTACAAATGACGATGTACCTGACCCGACACCATTACCAGAAGTTCCAGGATACACTGTACTTGTCCGCCCTATCTCTGTTAAGGAGAAGACAAAGGGAGGTATTATTCTTCCTGACTCAACCAAATCGGACATGGCTTATCTTACAACAGTTGGCCGTGTACTTAAGGTAGGCAGCGCCGCCTATCAAGACAGCAAGTTTGGCGATACCCCTTGGTGTAAAGAGGGAGACTATGTGTGTTACGGTAAACACGCAGGGAATAAATTCCTATACAAAGGCATACAGCTACTACTTATTTTTGACGACGATGTTAAAATGGTAGTTGGAAGCCCTAAAGATTTAGACCCAACATTTAATCTATCAAATTAATTTAACGTGTTGCTATTGTAACACGGTAACTTATACTATATAATATATCACATCAGCGTTATTCGTCTAAGTTCGCTGAGGACGTTAAACAGGAGAAGTACAAATGGCAGAGACTGAATGGTCTACTATTACACCTGAAAAGGGTGAATCCCCCGATAAAATTGAAATTGAAATTGAAGGCGCAGAAGAAGAAGTTGTATCTGCTGCACCAGAAGTAGAAGTTGAGAAGCAGGAAGAACCTGCTCCAACCCCAGAAGTAGAAGCTGAAGATGCCACTACCACCGCAGAAGTGGAAGAGGAAGCACCAGCTAAAGAAGCAGAAACATCGGGCGCACAGAAGCGTATCCGTCAGCTGGTAAAACAGAAGAAGGAACGTGAAGCTCAGATTGAAGAACTGCTACAAGCTCAAAAAGACATGCAGGTTAAACTGCAGCAGCGTGAAGAAGAATACGGTACTCTTCTAAACACAAACGTAGAATCTAATGAGCGTCAGGTTACCGAAAGAATTGAACTTGCTAAGAGTGCCTATAAAGAAGCACTGGACAGTGGGGAATCAGATAGAATCTTACAAGCGCAAGAATCACTTACTAATGCGCAGCAAGATAGCTATAACATTAAAAACTTTAAACAAGAAGCTGAGTCGTTTAAACCAACAACATTCGACGAAGCTGAACAACAAGCAGCAGCGCCAGCACCGTCTTCAAATCCTGGAGTGGCCGAAGAGAAGGCACACAAGTGGGCAGCTGAAAACGAGTGGTTTAATACAGACCGTGTGATGACTGCAGCTGCTTTAGAAATTGATAATCAACTTCAGGACGAAGGCTTTGACCCGTCTGATGACGATTATTACGAGGAAATCTCTGGCCGCATGGCTACCGCTTTCCCTTATAAATTCCGCCAAGCTTCAGAAGAAACAGAAGCGGAGAAACCACGTACGAAGCCTACGTCAACGGCTTCTCAAGTAGTAGCTGGAGCATCGCACACTTCAGCATCCCCGTCTAACAAGAAAGTTAAACTCTCTCAAGAAGACGTACGACTCGCACAAAAGTGGGGAATTACACTTGAACAGTATGCCGCCGAAAAGCTGAAAGTAGAATCAGCTGGTGATGGTGAATATACAACAATTAACAGATAGCTGCGAAAGGATACATATACTTATGGCACGAAATACCACACGTGAATCCCAGTCTCGTGAACTGGAAACAAGAGAAACAGAAGACTACGAATATGTCGAACCGAACCTTTTAGATATTCCACAGTTTGTTAACAATAGATTTGACGAACAAGGAATGAAACTACGTTGGATACGTATCTCCCTTAAAGGTAAAGACGATTATACAAATGTTGGTAAGCGATTAGCTGAAGGCTGGGAGTTTGTTTCTCTCGACGAAGTACCTGAACTAGGCCACACCTCTATGGTTAGAGATGAAGGTCGTTATAGCGGTACTGTTTGCCGTGGGGACTTGGCTCTTGCCAAAATGCCCATCAAACGTGCAGAAGCACGGCAACGTCATTTCGAAGGGGCCTCTGCTGATATGGTGGATGCTGTTAACTCGCAACTTGAAAACGCAAGTGACAAAAAAATGCCTGTTCGAAACTCAAGCAAAACAAACGTAACCAGAGGACGTACACCCTCTTTCGATTAAGAATAAGGTGCTACAGAGTCTGGCTACATGATTCACAACTTAGGAGATTAATAAAATGACTACTAAACTAATTACTGGTATCACTCCTTCCCGTGTTCGTGGTAACTCGCCTCAGAGCAGTGGTGCAACTTCGTACCCAATCGCTTCTGGTGCTGGTGCAATGTATACAGGTACTCCTGTACGCTTGTCTGGCGGCTCGCTAGTTCCACTCGTTACTTCGACTGAAATGCCTATTGGTACATTCCAAGGCTGCAGTTACGTAGCAGACGGGGAGCAATACTTTAAACCTTACTACTCTGGCGTATCGGCTTCCGATATTGTCGGTTTGGTAAACGACGACCCAAGTCAAACCTATATCATTAGCTCGGACACAACCGTTGCTGCTGGTATCGTTGGTAAAAACGTAGCAGCTTCGAATATTGCTGCTGGTTCTACCTTCACTGGTCGTTCCACAATCACGGCTCTAACCACTGCAGGTAGTGTCGGAACTTCGGCTGCTGGCCTGTTCCGTGTTATCGGCATTGTCGATGAGCCAGGTAACGCTGTTGGCGACCCATATACTCGTTTGGAAGTCCAAATGGGT